TGCTTTGCGCATCGCACGCCGCCATAAGGGTATTCTCATGGATGGTGTGAGCACCGAAATCGTGGGCTATGCGGAGATGCTTGATCTTATGCGCGCGCTCCATCGCCGCGGGTTTCACATCACCGGCCAAAGGCTTTCTTTGCTCGGGGACAACGGCCAACTGGCCCGCCTCTCCCTAGCCATCTTCTCGATGATGTGCTAATAAAATTTTACATAACCCTGGAGGACCCCCATGGCTGACAAGAAGGACAAAAAGAAACCGGCCCCGTTTTTCGGCGGCTTTACCAACAAGGACCGTGAAAAAGCCCTGCGCGACCTAGGGCTTGAGCCCGATGTTGAGAAGCCGAAGAAAAAAAAGAAAAAAGACAGCTAGCGCCTGAGTGCTGCCAAACCCCGCTTTTGCGGGGTTTTTCTTTGCCTGTTTTACTCAGTAAAACAAGTGTTTGATTTTTGAGATGCCATGCCATATAAGTAACGTATGGCACGGCCTAGAAGCCCCAAAATAGCTGCGGCCAAGAAGGCGATTATCGAGGCCATGCGGGCGGACCCCAACCTGTCCGCGTCCAAGGCGTTTGAGGACCAGGGCTTAAGCCGCACCCGTTCGAGTGAATTCAAGAAAGCTGACCCAGAGTTCAAGAAAGCCTACGAAGAAATCATGGCCTCCCGGACCCCTGCCCAGCGGGGGAAGATCGCCCCCGGCGAGGTTTGCAATCCCAAGGGAACTGGCGCGGTTGAGCGGCGCCGCAAGGAAAACGCCCGCGAAGTCGGCATGGCCCAGCTTCTTGAGATCCGGGAAGCGACCATGGACCCATCAAGCCCGCTGTTCGTGGGAAGGTGGAAAGACCTCTGCGACCCCGCAAAGCAAGGCCAAAAGGCCGCGGACGAGAATTACAAAATCTTCTACACGAAGTTTGTTCACCACGCGATCATCAAAGACAAGATAACCGAGGCGTCCCACAGCCACACCCACTCGGTTGATACATCGTCGGTAGACGAGATGATGCGGAAAAACGCGCAGCTCGACAAAACAACCGCGCCACTAATCGAGGCATACAACAGCACCCTCGCCATTAAGAAAAAAACAGCAATCGAGGTAGAGCATGTCAGTCTCGATTGAGGCACTGCGCGAGCAGGTGCTCCACAAGCAAGCGCTCCACGACAAGCTCCGGTATAACCAGCTTGAGTACGGCTTCGCGCCCAACGATATCCAGCAGCGGTTTTGCAACGAATCGGCCGGCAACCTGGAAGTGCTGCTTACCGGCGGCCGGCAGAGCACCGGGAAAACCTACACGCTGACCGGATGGATCGCCATGAACCTGACCGGGGTTTACCCGAGTTGGTACACCGGCCGCAGGTGGGACCGCCCCGTCACGTTCGCAGGCGGCACCGTTACCCACAAGCAGACCCGCGATGTTTATTGCCGCTACCTTCTGGGCCACGAACATGACCGCGGCTCCGGCTGGATTCCGCGGCACTGCTTCGACGACCTGAGCAAGGACATCGTTGCTCTTACCGGCGGACTTCGCGGCCTCGTGGACAAATTCCGCTGCAAGCATTTCACCGACGGCGTGTTTGATGGCTGGAGCGAGTTCATCGTTTTCTCGTATCAGTCTGGCCGCGAGAACGTTCAGGGCTATTCGCTAGACGCCGTGTGTTTAGACGAAGAACCCGACAAGGAAGTCAAGGACGAGCTAACCGCCAGAACAGACCGCACGGGCGGCGTGCTTATGATGACATTCTCCTGCCTCCAGGGTTACACGGACGTAATCGCCGACTTCATGCGGGAGGATGCGCCAGAGCACAAACGGATGTGGATTCCCGTGTCCGTTGAAGACGCGCCGCTTACGGACGAGCAAAAGCAGGCGAAGATCCTCCGCTACAAAGACACCATTCTCGAAGACCCGGAACTTCGGGGAATCCCCAATATGGGCGAGGGGCTTCTCTACCGCACCCCCGATGCGGAGGTGGTTGTAGAGCCCTTCAAGATCCCGGCTGAATGGCCGCGCATTATCGGCATCGACGTTCCACACACAACCGGTTCCTTCGCCCTGGTCTGCATGGCCCATGACGAGCTTACAGGCACTTGGTACATCTACGACGAGTGGAAGGCCAAGAACGTATCCCGCGGCGACTGTGTTCAGGCCCTTCGCGCCCGGCGCGGCGAATACATTCCCATCGCCTGGCCCCATGACGCCAAGAGAACCCAAGAGCACAACGCGGACGTTTACCGGGCCCTCGGCCTAAACATGGTTTACGAGTCCGCCTGTTACATGACCGATGACGGCAAACGCTCCAATGAAACCATGGCCGCCGTCTACGACGTGTCAGATCAGATGGCTACAGGAAAACTTAAGGTTTTCTCAACCTGCCAGCGCTTTATCGCAGAGAAGCGCACCTACCACCAAAAGGACGGGAAGATCGCCAAGGGCCAAGAGGACCACTTAATCAACGCGCACCACAAGGCCGACATGATGAAGCGGCACGCCAAAGCGATTTTTGAAGACACCCAGGAGATAGACATAGGCGGGAAAGAGGAGTTTTTCGGCGCATGATAGCGGGATTCACAGTTTCCTACGAGAGCAACGATCACTTTCGCATGTCCGTCAGCACGGACCTAGCGAAGAACCTTATCCAGATCGGCAAGATCACGGCCGCAAAGCGCGGGGCCACCTTCGGCAACCCGCGGCTTTCCTACGACAAGGAAAAGCACAAGCTGATTTGCGACTTCGAGGGCGGCGAAGACGGCTTCGTGGGCAAGAAGATCCGCGACCGCCTGAACGAAATCCTAGGGGAACTCAATGGGTAGGCTCATTTTACCGGCGCACTACCGCAAGACGCGCTTCAACCGGAAGATGAAGTGCGACATGGACGTTGAACTCTCAGAAGAGTCAGCACGCCACTATGCCTATTACATCATGAAGAAAGCCCGGATGTTCGCTCTGGAATGGTGCGGACTGGAGGGGCGGCCGAAGGAAACGGAATTTTTGGTCGCCGACGGGCCAGATAAGAACACGAAAAAAATACGCTGCATAGTCACCATGGAAGACGGACGGTGGAACGAGGGCCACTTCAAGGCCATCGGAGACGAAGCGGAAAGCGTCGTAAGGAGACTCTGCCGTGCTAATTGAAGACATACTCGCCGCACACGAATCCATGAAGGCCGAGCGCCTTCTCTACGAAAACGCATGGGACGACCTGATTAAGTTGTTCATGCCCTTCCGCGGGGACGTGACCACGAAAATGACTCCCGGGTCACGGAAGATCAATTCCGTGCTCGACTCTGTTGGTATGGAGTCGGCCGACATGCTTGTAAACTTCGTGTTCGGCAACATCTTCCCCGACAAATGGCTGTCCATTTACTTCCGCAACAAGGACGGCGACATCGACCAGGACCGCCAGGAGATAGCCGACCGCACATCATCGCGCATCCTGGACGCCCTGGATAGCTCTAACTTCTACTCGGAATTTATCGACTACCTGCGGGACATGATTGTTCTCGGCACGGGCGTACTGCGGATGCGTAAAGACATGGTGTTCGACGCCGTTCACATCCCAGAGTGCCACATCATGGAGAACGAGAAGAAACAAATCGACGTGGTTTTCTGGGAGTTTGAACTGACCAAGCGGCAGGCCAGGGAGCGATACGGGAAAAACCTGCCAATCGGAATAATGGAAAGCATCATGAAGGGCGACCTGGCGTCCAAGGTGAAGTTTATCCAGGCCGTCTTCCCCAGGACGGATTCGATTCCGTGGAGCAAGAGTCCCGAAATTGAAACAGCCATGCCCTACGCATCTGTGGTGGTTTGCTGCGAGGGCAACAAGATCGTCAAGCAGGACGGCTTTAAGCGCAACCCCTACATTGTGGGCCGGTGGATGAAGGCACGCGGTGAAACATGGGGCTACGGGGTAGGCCACAAGGTGCGCCCGGATATGAAGGGCGGCAACGAGATCATGCGGCAAATCCTCCTCGGGATTCCCATGAGCGTGCGGAACCCGCTGGCCGTCCCCCACGAGGGCGTGCTCAATAGGGAGGTTTTGCCGGGCGCGGTCATGACACTTCGCCCCGGCCCCTGGCAGCCGTTCTTTGTCACCCCCGGCAACGATTACGAAGCGGCCCAGGCGGTTCGGCTTGAGGGGCACAAGGTTATCCGCTCGGCCTTCTTGGTTGACCTATTGCAGGAGCCGGACACGGAGCCGCGCAGCGCCGCGGAGTCTGTTCGCAGGCAGCGCATGGCACTCCAAAAGCTATCGGGCCCGGCCAGGCGGATTCATGATGAAGCACTAAGCCCCGCCTCCAGGCTCATTTTCAACACCATGTTGGATGCCGGAGAACTGCCGGAGATCAAAGAAATGCTCAACGGCGGCGAAGACCTGGACGTTGTGATCGGGTTTAACTCGCCCCTGCTAACCGCCCAGCGCGAAGCGGCGCTATCGGGACTCGACCAAACCATATCGGAAGCAGCCGCCCTGGCAGCGAACCTGCAAGACCCCAGGTGGCTTGATTCCATTGACCCTGACGGCTGGCACGAACTTAAGCGCGGTGCCAGGTCCCTGCCCGGCAAGGCGTATCTCAAGAGCGATGAAGTAACCGCCGTTAGGAACGCGAGGGCCGACAAATCTGCCCGCGCAGAGATGGCAGCCCTGGCCGAAAGCGCAGCAAAGGTGAGTAAAGCCACACAATGATTTTCGGAAAGAAACAGATAGACCGGAAAAGCGCCAGGCTTGCCGAGGCATATCTAAGGGTTTTTACCAGCGAAGACGGCCGGCTCGTGCTGGCGGATCTCAAGCGCCTATACGATTCCCACTCGGTGTGGCCGAATG